GTTATTACAGATAGAGCTAGCAGTATAAATCTTGACAACCCAGTAATTGTACAAAGATTTTTAGACTACGTTGCTAAGGTTTTCGCTGATGCTAACTATCAAGAAAAATTAAGCAATGCATTCTCTGCAAGAAGAGCGATAAGAAGACTTACCAAGTCAAACAACCAAGCCGAGGTTATCGGTATGGCTAAGGCGTTCTTGAATATCGACCCATCAATGGTTGAGGACATCGATACATATAACGAGATAGCTGACTCAATTAAAAATGCTATGGCTCCATCTGTTGTAAGGGGAGAGCAAGTAAAATTCAAGCAGCCAGCAAATATAGCTGACGTGAATGAATACACTATGGATGAGATATCTAGACAAGAAGAAATCAAAAAGGACCAACTATTGGCCGAGTATGACTATCTTAAGGATGCTGGATTGATATCTAAAGACATGACTCTAAATGAGATAAGAAAGATCATAGAGGACATGAAGTCTACAGATACTGATATCAACGATGACGTTAAAGACTTTGTTGAGAGAAGACTAGACATGATGCTTGGTATTGTAGAGTCTATTATTAGAAATGGAATCAATCCAATCACTGGAGAGTCTATGGAGGTATCTGATAAAAACAAAGATATCCTAAAAGCTATAATGAAGATGGATCTAAAAGAACTTGATACAAGAAGCTTGATCTATCTATCTGAATCTGTAGATAACTTCCTAAATAACGGAATAACAAGCGGTCTTGAGTCTAATGTACAGTCATATGTTGGAGCCATGAAAGTTAAGGCTCTTGTAAATGCTGGCGTTAAATCTGTTGGTATAAAAACAAAAGCTTCTAAGATAGCATCTACTGAAATACTTAGCATACCTTTATTATTTGAAAAATTATTTAGAGGTACTACTATTGGTACTAGAATAATGAGTGATATGGGATTGTTGGATATGGTTAACGGCAAAAATAAAGCTGAACTTATATACAACAAAATACTTGAATCGTACACAAAGCAAGATTTCTACGGAAAGGACTTTATGACTCAACAGAACATCATAGAAAGAGGTATGCTTGCATATCTTATGAGAAATGTTAATGGTGATAACGCTCAAGTTAAAGCAGAACTAAATAGGAGAATTGACGCTATATCTGAGAGTATTGAACAACTAAAAGAAGGAAATAGCGATGAGCAGAAACTAGCTGAAATGTATGAGAATGCATTCTCTAAGTTAAAAGTAAATTCTAGAGACATTGATATCATAAGAGCTAACTCATCTAAGTCAAACAGAGAAGCTGTTGACTGGTGGGTAGATCAATGGAAACAACACTATACAGATTTATATGATGTCAGTTTGTCTGTTTACAACACTATGTTAAGTAGTGATATAAACTATACTCCAGATAAAATGAAGCTTATGGCTTCTAAGGCACAAGATGACGACATAACTAGCTCAGATAGCGGATTTGTATCATCTCTTGGGTACACAGATACAAAAAAAGCTGGTGTGTTGATGGAAAATGTTAGAAAGAAACCAAAGAATAGATACGTTGATCTAAACTTTGATATGAATAACGCTAACTCATTAAGAAATGCACTTGTTGACATAAATACAGCTGCCGCTATTAGACAAGTAAAAGGCTTCATGGACTCTAATAACTTTGATAAATTAGCTGGAGATGAGTCTTCATTGATAAAGTCAAGAGTGAACTCTTACGTGAAAAGAATGAAGGGTAAGAGGATGATACCTAGAAGTAGCGCTGATGACATTATGAAGTATTTTAATGCAATAGCTAAGGCTGGTACTATTAGAGCTTTAGGTGGAATTGGTTCTGCAATTAAGCAGTTCTCTCCTGTAATAAATACATTGCTAAATGCAGGTAGATTTACAAGTTTAACTCCTAACAGTAATGCTTGGATCGACAGACTTGGCATGCCTATATCTAACCGTGGTATAAAATCAGAAGCTAATATTGATACTATAGACAAGAGAGTTAATGTTTTGGCTGATTCAGCTGTTGGTAAAGTTTATGATGGTGTAGGTAAGATAGGTGACATGTGGTTGAAGGCATTAATACAATCGCCAGATGCTTATGTAGCTAAATCTTCATTTATTACTTACTACTTAAAGAGTTTAAGAGATCAAGGTCTTAGCACTAATATAGATTGGAACAACCACGAGGTAAATAAAAAGGCAGCTGAATATGCTCAAATGCAAGTTGATAGACAACAGAACGTATCTGATCCTTTACTAACTGGAGAACTATTTGCAACTGAAGATGCTACTAAAAAAATGATCACAAAACTTTTCATGCCATTTACATCATTTGTTTGGAACCAGAGAGCTAGGATGATAAATGATATGCAAATATTAGGATCTAAAGTATCATCAAAGGAAGATAAGATAATAGCTATGAGATCACTAGCTGCCCTTCCAGCAGAGATTGTAGTATTTAACTTATTAGGTGCAGCAATAAGAAAAACAATAGACGCTATAACAAATTACTTCTACGGAGAAGATGATGATGAAGAGGAAGAAGTATTGTTCTATGTGTTTGGAATGAAAGTCACTGAAGATGATGTTAAGGAATTTAAGATGCCTATCAAAAACTTATTGGTGGATTTATTCTCACCTCTTCCTGGCCTAACAGATGAATTCTTAATTACTGGATTTAATAATCTATTTGAAATGTACCCACTAGTTGGTGATGATGAGATAGCAGAGTTGGTTAAGGCTGAAAATGATATAAGAATAGCAAACGGTGATAAACCTATGACTGAAAAACAAGAGGCAGATTTTATTGAAGAGGAGAAGAAAAAAAGAACATTCCAACTGTATGAAAATATGGAAGCTACTGGATGGGAAAGATATATACCTGGTGCCCCAGGAGTTGCATTGAAAACATATAGCGAATTAAAAGATGCTATAGACTTAGCAATGACTGGAAAGTATGAAGATGAGTATCAAGGAAGAAAAACAATTAAGTATATATCTGATGAAGATAGAGAGAAAGTTGCTTATGGATTATTCTTCCAGATACCACAAGCTTTAGGTTTGTTACCGAGAGAGGCTGGTCAGATTCCAAATAAAGGTATACGTAATATTAAAAAGAGATCATATACAGAAAATCAAAAAACAAAAATAGACGAGGTTGAAAAATTAACAAATCGTCCTGTTGGTAAAATTGAAAAAGTATTGATCGGCAAGAACTCAGATCCAAGGAAGATAGCTATGGAAATGAAAATGATAGATAAGCTTGGAGGATTTGATGAAAAACAGGAGGCTGAATACGCAAAACTTAGAAGAACAATTAGTAAACCTAGTATGAAATTCGCTCAAATGATTAAGGGAGGAATGACGGCAGAGGATATAATAAGAAGAATTGCCGAGAATAAAGGAATAGTAAAAGGTAGAACTGGAACTACAAGACAAGGAACAGTTAGAAAGGGAACTGTTAGAGAAGGGAAAATAAGAGAGGGGCAATAGCCCCTTACTTCTTAAAATAATCAAGAGCGACTCCGTAACAATAGTTTAGCTTATCTAAATCTGACTGAATAATAAAAGGGTGGTATCGTAATTCGATATGCACCCTTACTCTTTTTTTCTCGTAGATATAATTTTCTACAACAGCTATCATTTCTTCTACTGTGATCATTAGAAGATATGTGTTAGTCTAGCTACTTGTCCAAATTCTTTATGATGAATAAATCCCTCTACTGCTTTTGGGGCGTGTTGATAACCTTGCCTGTGATGCCAAGAGTCAGTGCCAGAAGGACTCCTTAAGGTTTCCACACATACAGACATAAAGTCCTTACTAGTTTTATGGTGGATGTGATGTCCGTAGATGTATCTGTGTTTACATTCATGCCACCAAGCACCAGACTCATGAGCCATAAGGAGAGGCAGGTCTTGAGTTTTAGCACCATCCATATGTGTGGAACCTATTAAATTATTCCCATAAACTGTATATTTACGATGGGACATATCGTTATTAAATTTTACATTTTCACACTTAGAAAACCAAGCCTCAATACATTGTAACAACATAAATCCAGACATGTAGTCATGATTGCTTGGATTGTAAACAACCTCAACGTCGGCAACAGACATAAGTCTTTCTATTATATCGATCAATAGTTTTTTAGCCATAACGAAATTATCATACCACATGCCATCAGTATCTTGTGGTGTTCCGCTAGTTGTAGTTCGTTTTGGGTTGTCTACATGTAGAATGTCATTGCCAGCTATGAATATTATTTTATCAATATTAAATGGCTTCGACTTAGATAGTATACCCTCAAGCCCAGTCAACACTCTTTGAACTGCTATCTGACTGTTGTAATCTTCTCCAGTTTCAAACTTTGAGCATATCTTACCTATGTGTATGTCAGCTGGATCGAAAACAAGGCAGTGAGGCTCAGATATTGAGTTGTTACGAGCGATCTTAGCGTACTTTGGACTCCATGTCTTTATCTCGTTAACAAGATCAGATATAAACTCCTTAGGATCAAAATCTGACCCTCCGTTTACGTTTATACTGTAGTGCTTACCCTTGTACCAATAGTGTTTAACTTTAGACTCGTCTATACCTACTCTTTCACACTCATCAATAAGTCCTCTGTTTTTAATGTGGTAAGATACACCCTTTCTTAACGTATCTATGTTGTCAGAGATGGTAGGGTCTTCTTCTATTAAAATCCTAGCTATTTCTGCTTTACTTTGAGTTACGTTGTCGTAAATATCAAAAATTCTATTCCGATTGTATTTCATGTGTTTTAAGAAGGTCTTTAAGTACTTTGATTAGATTTTCTACATTTGACTTCATTGACTTATAGTCAGCATCTGTAAGATCTTCATATATACAGTCAGTAAGATCGTTTATCTCTCTCATGACTCCGTTTATATAGTTAATGTGTTCCATTGACGCATCAAATATAATTCATTATAATCAAAGAAATGTAAATTGTTAATAATTAATGTTTGACATGTATTTAATAATATCCATGTTGTAAGTAATTCTATACTTACTTGTGTCTTTAACCTTTAGGTATTTTTTAGTAAAGTCTTCATCTAATGGCTTTAGATTTTCATCAAGTGCCAATGGTATTCTTGTTTCTTCTTTTAGTATAATACCTAACTTACTTGTGTTAGACAAAGGCACCGCCTTTATAATAACATTCACACAATAAACTCCTCTCATCTCCATACCTTAACTATTGATTCTGGATTCTCTTCACAAGCGTCTAAATAATTTTGTGTAAAATTTAAAAGACCTTCATATGATCCCCATCCGTTTTCTGGATTAAACTTTTTAAACTTGTTTGGATTATCACGGAGTTTAGATAACCCTTCTTTTATATATGGTATAATATCCTTAGCTCGTATTTCTTGCTTATCTTCAAACTCATGTTCCGCATTATGGTCTTTCTCTGGAATATTGTAACCATCAATAAGCCTATGAGGTCTCCATAAAGCCTCATACAATCCAGCCTTATCAGCCATCTCGCCTAAGTTGTGAGTTATGTTTGCAGAATATAATGTATCATATTCTATTTCATGAGTCTTGAACTCATCATAACTTACCCATTTTTTTCTTGTTAAATCTACATCTAAGCTCATCTATTAAATTTTAATCCCCACATTAAACCTATCATTGACATTTGACGTTCTGCCAGTTTAGAATTCATTCTAAATTTTTTTCGTAAATACTTTTCGCCCCAAGATTTCCACTCATCATATTGAGCTTCAGTCATGGTCCAATTTGTATACCAATCGTCCTTTCTGTCTTTTATATCATAGTATGTTACGTCATGACCTGCTATTTTAAACATCTCATTGATCATGTCGATAACCATTTGATCTTTTTTATCCATTTATCTCTAAGTATTAATTCGTAATAGTTTATTTTTCCGTATTGATTTGTCCATATCTGTGGAAAGCCTTTTATACATTCTTCAATTCTTTCTCTCTTTGACTTTGTTTTGTCTGTATAGTATTCATAATATATCCAAGACTCCCAGTAATGATCTTGCTCACAAGCACTTACAGACACAACGATCTGCCACTTAAAGAAAACAAAAGACAGTCCTGGCGCATATTCAAAACGTATATCAGTACTTGTCCATTTGGTTTTCCATCCAAGATTCCAAAAGTTAAATCCGAACTTCTTTGGTACTGCTATTCTTGATTTTAAGTTCCTCTGATATAAAGCTTCGTAGGTAGGCTTGTACTTGCTTGGTACTTTCCATTCATCAAGTTCTCTAACAGCCTCTTCATGGGCCATTTTCTTTGACACCTTTACCCACTTACGAGGGTAGAAATATGGAGTACCCATAGCAATTTTACCACAATACCAATTCAACTTGAACGGCTTAAATGGAGACCATAAGGCCTTTATAAATCTCAAGTCTATCATAAGTTCCTAAGCCAATCATTAAACGCAACACCTAAATCATTGATCTGTTGATAGAACGCCATCAACTCTTTATCGTCCTCACCAGCAATCTGCTTGTAAAGATTATCTCCATTTCGCTCAACCTCCTTTATAAAGTCGTTGCCTAACATTTTTACTCTCTTACTATATACCTTCGGGTATATCTCCTTGATATCCTCCATATAGTCCATCATTACTGGCAAAATACCTACCAAGGCTGCCATCTTTTTCTCGTTCGTGATAGATTTCTTTTTCTCCATAACTTAAATTTTCGTAATTATATTCTATTGTATTTAACATCTCTTCCTCTGACAGGAAGTCATCTGCTTTCTTGTAGCCAAACTCACCTTTGGTATCGTGAGATGGTCCTATAGCGTGAACCAAGTTGTGTATTAAAAAATGCCATGATATGTTGTACTTGTTTGGCAGGTTTTCAATCAGTTCGCCATTTATTATGTCTCTCTTTATTTGGTGTCTCAGATCAATCAACCTCGATAAATCCTTCACCGCTGTAATACGTCGCCTTAATGCCATGTGATTTTAGTTCTTTTATTCTATAAACTTGAAGAGGCCTAGGTTTATGTCCAGGCCTCTTTACCTCAACAAAAAAAGCACTACAGTCCTTTGGTAAAGCCAATAGGTCTGGTATACCGTTCTTATTTGTCATAATTAACTTTATGACATAATATCCCTCACTCTCAAGTTGCTTGATTAGTTTTGTTTGTATCTGCTGTTCTGTTGCCAAACGTAGTATAATATTTATTAATATGTGGCGTTACCTTCTGAAGGTCAGCAAACTTAATGAATTTTAAATTACCATCCAATACTTCAATTGAATTTATTATTATTTTTCCATCAACGTACTCATAGTCACATACATTTAATACTAATTGTTCTGGCGCTTCTAGATCGAAAGTTTCTATCAACTTTGCAATCATTGGATCATTTAATATCTTCATCGAAATTTATTTTTAGTTGATCGGCAGCCTCTAATATGAGACGCTCAAGTTCTTGCTCTGCTTCAAGTTTAAATCTTTTTAACTTGATCATATCAAATTCGATATCCTTAATCAATTGATACTGTGCTTTAATTTTTGATTCCATAGTCTTTCTTAAAAATGTTTACTGTAAACTTCTTTTTTGATTTTACTGTCTCATAGATCTTATCTTCTATTCCTTCTTCAGAAAAGATCCAATAAACTTTATTAAATTTTCTTGCCATCGTGGTCATGCGATCTCTGGCCTGCCAATAACTTGTAGCACTGAAGTCTATGTTATAAAAGACAACATAGTCAGCATTTTTTAAGGATATACCCTCACGACCAGATACTATTTGTAAGGCTATTACCTTATAACCTTCATCATCAAACTTATGTAACTCTGTGGTTAAGTCATCACCAAATACTTGCTTAAGTACGTTCAGCTCTTCTTTAAACTTATAGAATACTCCTATCTTTGAGTCTTTAAACTTTGACTTTATAAACTCAGCCTTTGTAGTATCTATTATCATGCTGTTACCGCTCTCAAATTTTACGGTACCGCTCCACAACTGATGTAGTTTTTGCATAAGTTTGACTGGCGTGTCGGCCAATATGACTTCGTCCTTACCCTCAACAACTAGATCACGCTCTAATTTTTTGATTATGTTTTTTGTGGTATCGCTCATCGCGATATGCAATATTTCTTCCTCTATCTCAGTAGAGAATCCAGCCTGCTTTTGTTGGAAGGTTATCATGTACTCAGAAACAGCAGACATTATCTTCTGCTCTATACCCTTGTCGTACTCATTTATAAGTATGCCGTTTATATTCCGTTGATACTTATTGACATAGTCATCGGCCCATCTGTAAAAATTAACGTAGTGTTTAAAAGGACTATATGCACTCACCCAGAACTGATGATATATCTGACTGTATGACTCTGGGCTTGGTGTTCCAGATAGAAATATCATTGGCTTAATTGCAAACATCTGCTTGTATAATTTAGTCTGCATTCCTGGCTTTGGGAAAGCTCCAAACCTATGGTGCTCATCATGTATGATAAGATCATAGTTTGTGTCCTCTAGCTTATGCATAGACTCATCATTCATCACAGTGATATCAAAGTGTTCTGAAAATCCAAAGTCTCTATAGTCATTCTCTATTGATCTTATGGCCTTTTTCTTAGTTAGAAATAAAACTCTTTTAGCTCCATAAATCCTAGCTGTTTCAAGAGATGTTGCCGTCTTGCCAGTCCTAACCTCCATAGCAAGATAGACTATGTTTTTATTTAAAAGTATATTAACAGCTCTATGTGCTATCTCTGATTGATAGTCTCTTAAGTTCATCGTAGATTTCATTTAATTCGTTTTGATTTTTAGAACGTGATAGCTCCCTTATAGAATAGTAAGGTCTGTAGTCCAAGTTATCTCTACCTCCAGACAAGAAGTCATGCGTCATTGTATAATCTTCATACATTTCTTTCAACTCAGCATGTCTCCTTGTACTGTTAGCAGTAACGCTCAATAGCTTGTCTATAACACCTATTTTTTCTTTAAGCCTAGCTATTGCGCTCATAATTTAAAAGTTTAACCTACTTTGCTCATTTTGCTTAATCTTAAACTCTACATTCTTACCATTTGCTCCACGAGTAATCTCTGGCTTCATTCCGTACTTATATTCACCGAATGAATCTAACCATCGGTAGAACTTTATCTGTGATATCTTGTACCTACCATAGTTACCATAGTCTGGATACTCGGAAACAAATGAGTTATATAGAGTATTCCCAAGTGTAGGCATGTTAGCTTTTGTACCCATGTTATCCTTTGATGTACACCACTCCCAAAAGTCAGCACTTGTTTCAGCAATAAATTTACGAGTTTTTAAATTCTTGAACTCACTCTGCATCAAACCCTTGTTTAGGTAAAGCTGTAGATTAGATATCATGTAGTTGTCAAAGCGTATCCACTCATCGTCAGACCAATCAGTAAATAACATGTGTCCGAACTCGCTCTCTGGCGTGTAGTTCTTCGAGTAGTGCTGTTTGAACTCTAGGTCCCACTTACGTCTCTCAAATGAATTACCAGCACCTCTGATGGCATAGTTTGTAGTTATGACAATCTTTGGAGAATCCTCAAACTCTAGCTTAATCTCATCCTTGTTTTTCTTCTCAAGTGTTATACCCTCAGTAATTACTGAGAACAATCTCTCAAAGTCAAAGTGACGAGCGACATCATCAAACACCAACACCTGCGTGTCAACCTGTACACGTTGATATGGGAATGACTTCTGAAAGCTGAATCCCTTTCCGTCTATTATCACCATCTTCTTCATGTGGCTGATAGACTTTACGAATATACCCTTACCAGTACCTCCCTCTGGGTTGTCACTGATCACCTCGTCATTAAGTATTATCGCAGGAGCATAGCTTGCAGGCTTATGCGAATGCATCAAATAACCAATGGTAGACTCAACAGAACGCTGTCTGTCTGGCGTGTCACCAGCTATGTTGTTGATGAATCTCTTGTACTCACAATCATCAAAAGATGATAGGTTAAAGTTACGCTGTATCTTCTGCTTCTCCCACACATAACCAGATAGGTCTTTGTAGTCTATCATGTCAATGCTTGACTTCGACACCCTAACAGCGCAGTTTAGGTAATATAGGTATGCTATATCTTGGGTGTCTTTAATGAAGTCAGCATCGATCTTAGAGACATAGTTTAGGAATGTCTCTTGAAAGAACTTAGTGTTGATAGCAAAGAAGTTATACACTGACATATCATCACGATCGTATAAGTACTTGAGAACGAAGTCTTTAATTACATCTTCGTTTACATCACTGATCGTATTGTCAACCACTCTGACAAATACAAAGTTCATAGAAGTTGGTGGATAGTATTTATAGAAACCGCTCCTCTCTAAAAAACGTCTAAAGAGGTGTGGCACTAGGTCTATCTTACCCTTACTACTCTTGGTCCAGAAATCATCGTCTACTGATGGAATCTCCTCTATGTTGTACTTTGTAGTAACTTGTTCGACAGGAATACCCATCTTTATGTCATTCTTTATAGAGGTCTCCTTGTCCTTATCTTCAAAGTACTTCGTGTTGAACTGCTGTACGTTCTTATAAGCGCTGTATATGATGGTTGGTATCTCTCTAGACATTGATCCATCTACGTCGTGCTCATGAAGTACTGCCATAGCGTCCTCTTTGTTTATGCCATACTCATTTAGAGCTGATGCTAGTATGAATAAGTTATTGTTACGCTGTCCTGGCACCATGCCGTGATTTTTGTTCCACCATAAGTTAAGTCTACGAACTATCTCTTGGTGATCCTCAACAACAAACATAACAGGCTTACGTTCTACTGGAACCTCAACATCACCCTCTATCTGAGTCCATATTGAAGACAGCTCATTTACATATATGTCTGGATCGTATGACTCATAGCAAACCCTTGATATGTTGCGTGACGTGGTGTCAAACTGTTGGATGTTATAGTACGTCTTGAGTGCATTAAAGTAGTGCTTATGATGCATGGGATTTTTTGGTATCCTTACAAGAACCTTTAACCCATCGCCAGAAGGTGACAAGAAACATGAATATGTGTATTCATCGCTCTCAACCTTCTTCCGAAAGTTAGAAAGATGTACATCATCATCAAAACCATCGAAGTCTATACATATTAGACCACTATGATTTATGCAAGCAGTGTCTGCACGTTTTGAAAACTGGCCAGAGAAACATATCGCTGGAAGTAACTTCTTCTTCTCATTTCGATTGTTTTTGTCTGTCTCAGATCTAACGTCCATTACCAACTGCATAGACTTACCATCGCGTATCCTTGAGATAGCTACAGATACATCTACGTGATAGGGTGATGATGTTTCGTTAATTGATTTAAAGTATGTTATCATATTCCTTTATGTCGTTTAAAAGTAATTGGTCATTAACTGATAATAGGTACTCGTATTTGTTTATCCAATAGTGGACCGCACTATGGTCCCGATTGAACAACTGACCTATCTCTTTTAATGTAAGACCTGCCTTTCTCAACTGAACATAAAGATGTGCTCTCTTGTGAACGAGATGCTGTTTTCTTGATGGAGAGTTTAAACTGTCTCTATCAATTATCGATTGGATTATTGTTTTCATTTTCTCATTTCTTTTATTGGTAATAATAATTCTTCATAACCGCTTATGCTTTCTCCTATGTATTCGTGGCAGTAAGAAGCTCTTTCTAATCTGTTAGATGCTTTTTTATCAGTATCTTCTTTTATAGTTCTTTTTTTACCATTATTTACTGTTGGTCTCCATTTATTACTTTTGTTAAAGTACACACCTAACGCTGGGTTTACTGTTTTTATAAAACAAAGACCTCCTTCATTTCTTATAATACCTCCTGCAAATTCAGATAACTTAACGCCCAATCCCATTCCTTGAAAATCTGGCATGACAACTATTCTACTTATAGCAAAACCATTAGGGCAACCTTTCCTTGGTTGATTTATTATAGCAATAATTGCAATAGGTTTGTTTTGCCATTCAAATAATAAAAACTTACAACTTTTATTTACTTCTTCTGTTAGATAATGATGTTTTTTGAAGAGGTTCCAAGTTTCAGATTCGACTCTACTAATTTGTAGTTCGATTTTTGGTCTGCCGTGCCTTCGATAGTCGCACCTTTCGAGTACGCCTCCTTTTTGCGGTGAACAAGTCCAATCTGGTATTAACCATTCTAAAATATCATAATGACAAGATGCTAAAATAATCCTCTTGTTTTCTCTACGAATGTATTTTTGTAATGCAAAACTCATAGCTTTAGCAACATCTCTATCAACAACAGATGTATATTCATCTATTAGTATTACTTCACCATCCTTAGCAGATGCAACCAAGTAAGCTAATGTTGCCCTGTATTGTTCGCCATTGCTTAATGCATTAAATGGTCTTAACCAAGTTGGTACTGATGATAAACCCATTGAAGTTAAAACTAATGTAGCTTCTTTTGGCTCTAGCCAATTAAAGTTGCTTATTAATGGTTTATTGTAATCAAATTTAGATTGTTTTAACTCACCACATTTTTTCAAAATTGTAGTCTTTCCGCTACCACTACTACCGAGTATAACACCTATATTCCAATCAAAAGTTTTTGCTTCTCCTAAACTCATAGGAATAGATACAGATGTTTCTTCTCTGTTCTGAATATCAAATGATTCATATACATAGTCTGTATATTTATCATTAATTATTTTTGATTTAAGTTCTATTTTCATGTCTGTATTTAATTTCTTTTTTTAATAATTCAAGGTGCCATTCTGCACCACCATATTCAAGTATTGCTTGGATGTGATCATCTGTTAGATGTGCTATTGGTATCCATATCAGAGGTTGCTTGCCATCTATTCCTCGACTACCTCGTGTTGCAAACTGACGTACAAGCTCAAAGTCATCATCGTCATTTATAGCATACGCATGTATCTTTTTCATGTCTTTTGCACCGTACCTTTGATAGTATGAACCGCCATCTACAAATGCTTCGTTTGGACATCCACACTTATTAAAGTCATGGACGTGTCTGCTTACTAATGTTTTTAAACACTGTAGGCATGTTGCTGAGTTATATACAATCGCCACTTTCTAATTCTTCTTTTATATCTAAATAATAATCTATATACAATAAGTTACATACACTTGACATAAGATCGACCGCTTCAATGGCCGACCGTCTGGCATATTCTGGACTCATGTCGTGACTGATATTTAAAAATCTTTCGTATATCTTTTTTGCTTCTTCTTTTGCTGTCATGATTTCTGATTTAAAGTTTTCTTTGTAGTATTGTTCTGCATCTACGTGTATGTTATCCGAATCTGCATCTCCTTGATAATAGGCATCAATTATCTGCTCTTTCTCCATTTCTTTGGCTTTAGTTAAAGCAACAAGTCTTGACATATGAAACATTTTACCACTTATTTCTCCATCTTGATGCATATTAAACAACTCTTTTATTTCTTGATTATAATATTCTACTGCTGTTTTCATTCTATTCTGATTTAAAGGTTAATTCTTTAAGTTGTTGTTCAAGTTTAGCTATTTTGTTAAGAGAAGTTCTAGCCCAAACTGTTTTGTTCCACCTTTCTATACAATCTTCTTTTGAAATTTCCTTAACTGGGCGTTCAATATAAAACAAATTTGCATTCATTAAATTTATATCTATCAGTACCTCAATCTGCGCTTTAATATTTTCAGCCTTCTCCATTTCTTTGGCTTGTTTAAACCATTCTTGTATTTTATCATAACTACATAAGTCAGGATAATTTAACCAAGTATCCTGCAACCATTCTACTGCTGTTTGTTTCATAATTAATAGTATTTATTTAAGTTATCAAATGTTAATCCAGATTCAGTCATGATGTAATTATGCTGAGTTTTATATAAAGGCAAAACTCCAGTTGAATCTCCAGTAATAAAACCAAAAACATTTTCATCATTTTCTAAGCCAGTCATTTCTGCACATTGATTAAATTCTACTTCACTTTCCATTGTTGTTAAAGTGTAACCATCTCCTAAGCAAATATTCATTTGATACTTACTTTTTTTACTAATTTTTCTTAATGTATACATATATTTATTTATTTGTTTGTGTGATTAGATGCAGAACCACACTTACTGCTTTCATTCTATTGTGATTTAAAGGTTTCTAAATTCATATATCCATCAAAGTCTAAAATTTTCATATCTTCTCTGTCACATCTAATTGCAAATTCTGCATATTCTTGTGCTTGTTTGGATTCCATTTCTTTGGCTTTTTGGATTAATTCATCATTAAATTCCTTACCATTTCTTAGTTGTTGGACCAACCATTCTACTGCTGTTTTCATAATTATTTTTATTTTATGTTTATTATACTTTAATGTCCAGTTTATTGTGCAAAAAACTGGACAAATATCAGTTTATAACCTGATGTTTTCATAACATTTGTTTTATTTTTTCAAGATATAGCGCAAGATCCATAGCCTCCTGCTTGGCATGCTCAACCCATTCCTTTATCGTTAAGTCATTACGATCTAAATTCGTATTGTACTTAGCCATCCCAACAGCCGATCGATCTCTCAATTGATTGACCAGTGACTCGACAATACTATCTGACTTTATAAATTCAGAATTGTTGTACCATCTGGTTGTCTGATTGCCAAGCTGATTGATACCTGTTAACCAACAGCCGTTATCTTTAGCGTCCTCAACGCTCACTACCTCGTACTTATCAAAGTAGCGTTTGTCATCAATTAATTTGATGATGTAAACTTTCTCTCCTTTTTTATACATATATTTTGATTTAGAAAAAAAAGACAGACTGGCCACACCCATCTGCCTAGAGTTTTTACCTATGTGGGGGCTAACCACAGAACCCTAACTGTTGTCCACCATGAACAAATTTGTTGTGAGGGCACGATTCGAACGTGCAAACTATTCCGCCACCTCACCATTTAATGAACCCCTAGCAGTGCCTATTGATCAGATAGTCTTACTAGGGGGTTGTATCAGTTATAAGGACACGTCCAACTTCCCGATACAGAGAAGTCCAGGACTAGTGAGCAGATCTTACGGTATGCTTCCCTGGAACTGGGCCTGTGGTTATCTTACCACAGGGTGGATTTTTGTAGCAGGCCCCGCTCCCTGCTCGGTGCTTGTACTTCGCACTATTAAGCGTTTAAAAAGGTAATGCGTCGTCTTGTTTTTGTTCTACTTTTGGAGCATCTTGACCTCCCTCAATCTTCCAACCTTGTAAGGTGTTGAAGTACTTAACGTCACCTGCTGGCGATGTCCACTCACGACCTCTCAGATTGAACGACAGCTCGATCTCTTGACCTTCCATCACGTTGTCAAGTAAACTTGTCTTGTCTTGAGTGAACTCAAAACTAACGTACTGCGGATAGTTGGCATCGCTGTTGTCAACCATCACAAGTTCGCGCTTTGAGAACTTCTCGCTCACAATCATCGTTTGTCCTACCTTGTGGACAACTCCCTTCATTTTAAAACTACTCATACTTTATTTGATTTTAATTAATAATTTCAGCAGAGCCACTATCTCTGCTCTCGTCCTCACCGTCGTTAAGACCACACTCTGATCAGGCCCTATTCTCTCCATGTCTTGATTTACGAATACCACAGCCTCTATGTCATGTAAATCGACCGTTATGCTTAGTGTTGGCTCGTATTTAAACTCATATCTATCACCTGTTAGCTCAGTGAAGCCTTGCTCTAGTAACCATTCTCTTGTTATATCCATCTCTGTCTGTATTTGTTAGCGTATTCAATAGCGATGTCTAACCGCTCGTCTATCTTTTTTATGTCGTCATCTGTTAGCTCAACTGGCACGATGATTTGTCTTAGGTTGTCAGAAAGGTCGTCCATGTAGTGAAGGCTGTCGTCCTCACTCTCTGGTATCAACTCCTCTGGAGTGTTTACCAACATGTAGGCTATACGACCGTATCTCCAATGCGTACCCGTTTGTTTTGTCAACATAAATAGGTACAACTTTACCTGCCACTCGTACTGAGAGTTACGTGCTTTCTCAATGGTCTTAGGAAATGTCTTCTTAGACCAAGGGGACTTTATGTCTATAACTACCTTTGTGTCCTCGTTTGCAATGTCAGGATGACCTGTTAGTATGCCCTTGTAAGATAGACTCATCTCAGACTTAACGTGGCTCGTGAAGTTTAAGCGGTTGTATAGGTCTATAGATATAGGCTCTACCATATTACCCTTTGTCGTATCACGACTACTGAACGATGGCTTGTAACCCCATAGCTCCTGCTCAACCGCCTCCTCGATTAAGGTCTTAGCTCCAGCAGACAGCTCGTATGGAGCGTCACGCTTTGCCATCAACTCATCACGAAGTATAGCCTGCTTCTCAGTTAACTTTATCTTTGCAAGTAGACCGTCCAATGTCTCCTGTTGCTTGGCTGTAATGCCAGCATCCCCTAAAAACAGGGGATACGCTGTTGAACACCTAAACATCTTGCAAAGCTTTTAATTGTTCGGCAGTTAGGCTGTACTGCTTTTGTATCTTATCTATCGATGTAGAGCCAGCCTTTACTGCATTGACAGCACTCTCAAGCTTGTCGTCTGGCAGTTGAGGTAGCTTTGGTAATGGACGAGTGCTGAATCTCAGCGCATCGACCATGCCTTGAGGACTCTTTACCTTCTCAGTGCCTAACACTATCTGCTTGTTGAGGTAGTCGTTGTGATCAAATGAATTGAAGAATGTCTCAAGCCTTTTGAAGTTCGATCGGTTGCAGACCATCGGCTTGTCAAACTCTTTTAGCTTAACAAACACCTTGTCCTCTTTACCCATCTCACCAACAAATGTGTCTTGGTATATCTTGTCAATTGTTACTAATTTCGGCTCGTACTTGCCGTTAACCTCTAAGTCCCATGCTCCGAGGTACTTGTTGTCTTTCATTAAATTTCTCCAGTGTGCCATAATTTTATACAAATTTATTTAACTTTTGTTTATAATCCAACAGTTTGTCGGTATTTTTTTTGATTCTCTTCTCTATCGACTCTCTGTCATCTGAATATTTCATGCAGTGATGTAGCCAGTCAATACGCTCCTCAATAGCGTCTATGTTTACCTTTAGACAGCCTACATACCAACCATACTCAGTGAAGTAGTACTCTTGGACATCGTTAATCAGCCTGTACTTCTCGCTGTTTGTCATGGTGTCGTGTATTACAATGCGACCATCTGACTCAAAGCGCTCTATCTTTACACCCATGTCAAGATACCATCTTGATGTTGGGTTGTCTTCGTCACCTATCCAAAATAGCGAGACGGTTCTCTCTAGTTCATCCCAAGCCTTAATCATGGTAAGTATCCGTAGTTTAGTCCATTAACTCTAAAGTAGAATGTCTCCTCTCGTTTGTGATGAAACAAGTAGATGTCGTAGTTACCTTTCTCGTTCTCAACAACAGCCATAGTATTTACGTCAGTTGATGACTCCCAACTCTGAAAGAAAGGTACAGGACTCTTTGAGTTGAATATCATCGTGTCCAAGATGTAGTTATGGTTTGTTAGAACGATTGTAATCATTGAACGTATACGTCTTCTTGAAAAGTCTTTTAGAACAAGAGTGTGCTCGTTAACCTTCTTGAAGTCTCTTTTAGGTACCGACCATTGCGCATCGGCAACGAACGGCGCGGTCATCATAGCGACCGTCAAAATAATCGATTTAAACATAAGATTAAAGTTATAAGTAAAACAAATGAAGCAGAATATAGTACTGCTAAGAATAAAATTAATTTGATGATATTTCCCATGGTATTATAGGTATTTGGACAACCGATTCTTCATAACTTATTATGACTACGCCAAGCATAGCTGACATCATCTCTATCGTCTCGTCTATGTTGCTCGTCGTTACCTTTATAACGTCATTGGTATCGGTCGTTACGTTATATGTTTTCATTTTTGGCTTTTATTACTTGCATGTATAACTCCCAATTGAAGTTAGTCCACCACTGATAGTTCTTCATCTTTTATCTTTTTTATGGTTGCACATATCTCATAGTACTCAAGGTCTAGAGCACACTCAGATAGCTCGTTTAACATCTGAATGAAGCTCTCTCTCTGCCTTGAGTCATAAGCTGACAACAGAACGTCATGCCTGTCGATTGGAGTCATCTCCCTTAACCTCTCCATGGTGTCCATGAAGATGTCCTTAAAAATTTGTTCTAGCATAGTATGATTTTTACATTAGTAAATTTAATTATTATTTCGCCAGTCAAGTTGTCTATCTCAGACCGATGGGCATATCGTTTGACCAATTGGCTGTCGTACTTGGTGCGTAGTATTAAACGCCCTCCAAGTATTTTTGGATTAGGGTTGAACTTTATGTGGCTCAGACCTAAATTCTCGATTGTAAATTTTATTAGTTCGTTCATTTTGTATCGCAAAAAATTCCACATTCGTAAGACTTCATACCTCTTCCCTTAGCATTATCAGGGAGCTCGTCAAGAAATATACGCTTACCTTTATATCTAACTAGTTTAACGCCTAGCCTACGGCTCTGCTCGGCTCTCTCTATAAATTGATCGGGATGCATTCTCCTCACATGATTCCAATACGTAGGTGATGTAGCCTTCACACAGCCAATGCAGTTGGCGTTAGGATATCCCATGGAGTAAACCCTAGGTAGAGTTATACCTGCACTTGTTATGATATCAAAACACATCTGCTTTGTTATGCCGTCCTCAATCAATACTGGCAGAACATTATCTCTCTCGTGCTTTACAAATCGCTCATGCCTACCTACCTCGTCAGCTGTGAAACCTAAAACGTGGTAGTCTATCTTGTTTGATTTCTCAAATTCATATCTAGCTCCCTTCTTTAACACAAGTGTACACGGAGCACCATTAATTCCGCTCATGTATTTTCGCTTGTCCCATATGTCAACAGCTGATGTTGTGTTGGCTGTGCTGTTGACTGCTTGGATGATTGGTTTATCTAACCACTTTGATACGTCATTCATAAATCTTCGATTGTCTTCGTCTTCTTCGTCAACAGGATTGTTGACGATTAGAATGTTGTGAGTTTCTCCATACTTTTCTATTGTCCGTTTTGAAGCTACGGCACTGGCGGCTCCACATGAGAACCATACGACTATTGTTTTTTTCATAGTGTTGACTTTTGGGGTTTTGTGTTGACTTTATTACGACTTTGTGTTAACTTTTTCTAGTGTTTATAAGGAAAGTGTTAACTTTACAACTTTTTTCTATTTTTCAAAAAAAAAAATATATATATATAGATATAGTAGTAGAAAAAAAAATTCTACCACTAGGGACTAAAAGTCGTAAAGTTAACACAAAAATGGTTAATTGACTGATAATGTGTAAGTTAGGTCGAAAAAAGTCGACACAAACTTAACATAAAGTCAACACAGGTTGTCAATGACATAATTTATGTAGCTGATTATCTGCGTGTTAGTGCCTGTTACTTGAGGCGTTGGTAGAGAAGTCACAATCATCGTGTCAGTGTCAACGATTGGTTGACTGTTTAACATGCCGAAGAAATATGCCGACCGTTTGTCGTTGTGGCTTGTTAGAACGGAAAGCTCTAAGACTTCCCCATCAAACTCACCGAACAACATATCGGTCGTCATGCCGTGCTGTCGGATGAACGCTCGAACACTTGCTTCGATGTCCTCGACAGATAGGCAGATGTATTTCTTGGTGTTGGTTAACGTCGTGTATCTTGACGTGTAGTTTACTTGGCTTACCGAACGTCCCGTTGGGTAGAGCGACTGGCTGAATTGTTTTAGCATTTGTTTCTAGATTTAAAATGTCCAATCGTAGTGATAGTCACATACACCGAACACTATGTTTATTTTACTATAGGTTGTTTTTAATTTAGTTACTCCATCAATTAGCTTGAGACGTCCTTGTTCGTCCCAAAGGTCTAGACCATTTGTATAGTCTTTGAACCTTTCGCCTGACATCTCATACTGCTTGTACCACTTGTCGTCAAATTCGATTGACTTGCTTTCCTTTCTCCAAGACTTGTTTCTATATACTATCGTCTCGAAATGGTCTATTGGTTCGTGCTTCCAATCTTGATGTCCCATTGGTAGTTCAGTCCCATCTCCTGTTGTGTTGCAGTGTTGGATGATTACACTCTTGCCGTCTTTAGATACGTCATGTACCTTAGCTACTTGTCGGTCGGTGTATAGACATATTGTTGCCCAATCACCTTTGTTTGGTATTGTTTGGATGGTTGAGTACATCCAATTTATAAAACTTCCTTCCATGATTTCTACATATTAATTCCGTATTCTATTGCTCTCATTTCATCTATGTCACCATCCTTGGTTAATATCCCGACCTCAATTAGTCGGGATGCCATCCGTCCGTAATGACCTTGTAACGACCATGCGCTACCATTTTTTACAAGTTCAGAGAACATGTATACCATCTCTGCACCATCAAGCATTCCGCTCTCGTATGCGATTATTCTGTCTATCGTGTCCATAAGTTATAGGTTAATAATTATTTTATCTTTATTCTTTTCTCCCCATTTGTTTATTTGGTCTAGGGTGTAGGAAGTCCATGTTGCTTTACCATTGTCATATTCATATCTTGATATGTCTACCTCTCTATTTGAATCTAATTCTTCCCACACACCATAACTTATGCTCATGATTGGTGCAGTGATAACGAAGTATGTTCCCGTCCATGATTTCTCAACATAAACATTAATAGGAAATTTATCCTTAATGCTCCATGATTTTTCTTTTTGAAAATTTATTTCAGCCATAAGTTCTAAAATGTTAGTTTATCAAATTCTTGGTACATGTCTGTATACTCTAAAGGAAATCTATCTTTCAATGCTTGGAGTATCATGTCATTGTCATAGTAGTCGCCCTCTCCATCTCGTTCTGCGTTTACGATTGGTTGGATGACTTCAGCGATTTGGTCATCGTTCAAGGTAGTTAATAGATAGAAGTCTTCTTCATTAAATGCTGTTGTGTTGATTCTAATTACTCTCATTTGTTCTAAGTTTTTATTGGTTAAGACAGCACCTTTGGAGTGCTGTTTCGATTATTTAAATCTCGTCAGTTAACCTTGGTGAAACATGCTCTCCTTGAATCGAATCAATTGACCCTCCTCGTACTTGAGTAGGTCGTCTAGCTTGTCTCTGTCAACGGATATTATTCCGTGTATCGGGTGCTTGATGTCGTTGATGCCAACGAATTGCTTGTTGCGAATCAATTGCTCTCTGATTGTCAATTGTCTGATAGTGCCTTCCGCCTTGTGAAAGCCTACGTTGTTCATTCTCTTTTCCATAATTTCTATTTGTTATATACCTCGTCTAATTGGTAGCCGTAACGCTTTTGCATGTAAGCTACGTAGTTATTAAAATGTTGTTCGTTCTCAAATTCCTTCGTGATGATTATCTGCTCTCTACGATGGTTAAAAAATACTAGTATCATCGCGCTCTGAATGGAATTAATAATCTCTTAGTCTTAACTAATGTTCCGTTTAGAAAGAATCCCCATACCTCGAAGTTCCCTTCAATCTTTAAGATTTTTGTGCTCATGGCTATTAAATTAAATTGGTTAAGACGTGACACGTAGTCACGTTTCGGTCATTGAGACCTCATCAGTCAACCTCGTTGATAAATTTCTTTGCCTCATCTAATGTCATGTGTATACCACATGCATCAAATCCATCCGCATCGACAATTATATATCTGTCTTCTGTTTGAATCTCGCCAGTATAGTCATATTGACCTTTTTCTAAATAAATTTCTATTGTGTAATACATGATTTCTATGTTTTATTGGTTAATACGGCATCTTGTGAATGCCGTTTCGAATACTAAATTCTCATCAGTTAACCTAAATGTAAATCGGTGGAACGTGACCTGTTATGATTTGGTAGACGGCATATCCAATACCGAACAAAATACCAAATGCTAAACTGCTTGTCCAAACTGCAAATACTACTTTCATGGCTATAAATTTAAATGGTTAGTGCCGTGCTGAGTTTCGCTCTCAGTTAATGACTCATAGTCAACACGGCTATAATGTACCTTGCACCACACTTATATAGGTGGAATCGAACCACCACAAGGATATTATCTTTATCTGTAACCTACCATGCGTGAAATAGGAGTAGTCTTAATTGCTTTTCAGCTTCCGCTTTTTTGATGTTATCGTAAGCGACGCATGTTCCAAGATGTCAAAGACCGATATTTATTAATCTAATTACTATTCATTGCCTATAACACTTTAACCATTTCCCTTTCGGTGTTTATTATCGGTTTCATTTAGACTTTATGCACTAGGCTAGTCGCACCCTTATTTCCGTGTTGTTTTCTAGTAAGAAGTATTGTTATTAGCTCGTTTGCTTACACCAAAGTAACGGCAACTATTTCGATTGATAACAATTTTTTTTATACTTCTTATGAAAAATACGTGTTAATACGTAGAAGGATCTAAGTGTTTATACGTAGTGATGACACCATTGGAGAAGGCTGTAATGACTAGCAAAGCCTTATTGGTATTGGGTTTGGGATCGATTTAGATTATTTTGCAGTAAATTCATTTGTGAAGTAAGATTACAAGACGGGATAACCCCACCTCTCCAATCAATCGAGCTGAAACGTAGAACGGACGGACGATTGGTCGGTTGGTCTATCGGTCTATTTAACATAATGCAAATTATAATACAAGTTTGTCTAGCGATTTTAAGGTAGGG